AGTCGATAACAAACCCGTAGGTTCCCGTAATGACTACAAGAGCATTTTCGGCTACACACAAGCTCCATCTACTGAATTTGTCGAAGGCCCATTCTCTTTCAAGAGGCCCGACCTATCATGTGATGATATGAAACTTTTTGATTGTACTTCTGATGATGTGAAGTCTAAATGCACAACTTGGTGCACTGAGACTACCTGTACTAAAGTGAGTGGTGTTAAGAAATTGTATGATATTAATTTGTCCAAGAGAGGAGCACAACTTGAAGGTGCTGAAAATGTTGAAAGTGCTGAGATGGCAATCCCAATGAATGTCCAGATCAATCAGTCCCTTCATGCTGGTATAGAGAGTATAGGCCACCAATTGGTTCAAAGTGATTTGTTAGATCATCTCCATCCTGATGATGAGTATTTTGAATGTGTATATGATTTAAGTGTTTTCTGTGAAGATGTGAGTATGGCAGAGGAAGTTTTAACTATAGTAGCCCCGACACTCGGGGGATTAGCCTCCGCCAACCGTGAAGTTGGTTACACACGTTTTGGCGACCCAGAGGATAGAAAGTTGATTATCAGAGAGAAACACAGACCGCTTTTGAACCCCGTTGGATCGCAACGTGCCATTTTCATAAGCACAGGTAGGATAAGAGGTAGACAGCAAACTAATAAAGATCTAGATCATTGCATACAGTCCCTGTTGAGTAGGCAGACACATAGAAGAGCTCCAATGTCCAGAGCTGAAATGTCTGAAGAAGTTGCTAAATTGTGGAACGGTCTGAACCAGTTCATTGACCTGAGAATGCTTGGTTCCATCCCAATGACTCAAGAAGAACTCCAACAGAACAGATCCTCATCTTTTATGAATGTGATAGCAAAATCAAATCCGGATTCTCAAGATAAAGGTCTCTATGGTGACTCACCTCAAACTTTCAATAGAGTAGATCATCACAACAAAGATCAATTTAAGTGTGATTTGCGCCCTGAAGGAACATACCGGGGCGATGTAGTAGTAGAAGATCATGTAGAAGTTTTCAAACCCAAGAGCGGGCAAGCAATCTCCGCCACTCCTAAAGTGCTAAATCATATACTAGCTTCATACGTTCTAGCTGTTGAGAATAGGCTTATAGCCCATGCCAGGCCTGGTGTACACTTCCCAAATGGTAACTCTCCACACCTTTTTAAGAAAGCAATGGAGAGGGACCTGCAACAGATGCCTTTGGATGCCACTTCTATTTCCTTCGATATCACAGAGCAAGATACTTCAAAAACTGATGCCAATGATGAACTCCTCAAGAAAGTTTTCCTCGCCTGCGGTGTGCCAGAAAAGATTTTCGACAAGATCGCGCAAGTCACTAAGAAATGGACCGCCAAAGGTATGGAATATGTTTTGACCAAGATAGATGGTTACCAATCTGGAATAATTTACACATTGCTAGGAAATATCATTGATTCCCTTTCTAGAATCGGATCTGCTTATAAGTTCAGCAAGGAAAAAGTTTGTGCCCCTAAAGGCGATGACTTCTTCATCCGTTGCCTTAGTTATAAGAAGATTCGCCATCTCCCTAGCCTCAAAATTGAAATCGATTCTGTAGTTCCTTTTGTTGGGTTCATGGTCGGCCCAAAACATATCAGTCTAGACCTGCCAAGATTGACAGCAAAGATTCTGAATCGTGCATATACAAATGACGTTTCAGTAGAAGAGTATAGAGTTGCTGTCAAAGATTGGATCCGCAATCAACATAAACAAGAAGATTTGGTTGCAATGTGTGTAGATAATGCTAGTTATTATAAATGTACCGTACCTCAAATGGAAACCTTGTGGGGCTTTATGCACGCCTATAGTGAAGGCAGAATCATACGCCCCCTTGGTATTGGAAGCCCAAAAGAGAAGACTAATAAGATGAATAAACGTCAGCGTGAGAAATTTGCACAATTCCAAAAGATGTTAGAGGATAAGATGGTTAGCGAACATGGCGCTGAAAGATGTGCCATGACCCTCGAGACATATAATACCGCCAGGAATGCATTCTCAGATCACAGTGTTGTCAGACACAAGGGCTACGTCAACTTGAACGAATCAAGATCAACTGCCCGTCGTGACCGCCAGACGAACATTATCTCTACTAATTCTCACAAGCTTATAATTTAATCCCACTTTGGGATCATGCAATAAATAATAGTCCAGTAATTTGTTCAATCTTTGTGAAAGTTTGAGCCTTCCACTCGTTAGTTTATTACCTCGTGTGTACACTTAGTTAACTTATTTCATATCTTATAATACATTAGTTACATTAATACCTTATAATACATTATCATAGTAGTACCTTACTTTAATACATTACAAATATCTTATTTCGTTGTACCATACTTTATTCTTTGTATAGTTATCACTTTATCCAACATGACTACTAATGGCGAAATTGGTGTCTTCCCCGATGTTGATGGAGCTGATCACGGAGGATCACTCTTCACCGGGGGCGAACCCAATTTCGATCCATCCACCCAAGAATTCAGGCAAAATCTGCGATTCGAAGTCGCCAATGTTGCCTTGAATACAACAACCAATCCTGGGGATGAACTTTTCGTCCTGCAACTTGATTCCACCCTTGACCCATGGCTGCTCGGTTATCAATTCTTCACTCTTCAAAATTGTCTGATTCAGATGCACTGCACCAGTCCACTCGGGACTGGTTCAGGTGCCTTGATCCTTGATTTTATGGCTGACCCTGCAAATGCTGACATTCCAATTCTCGCCCAAACCGCAATTGATAAATTTGGTCAAACCGAGCCTGCCACTATAGTCCGCCCAAGAGACAACAAGAAATTCCCTGTTAATGTCAAGACTGCCAACCCTAAGGAAGGAGCATGGAGATATGTTAAAAGAGATACTCAATCTTCAAATCTCGCTTCATACAGGCAAACCTGCTTTGGAGCTTACGTCGCTATCGTGGTTGCTAAACCTTCTGCAACTGATGGTGCCGTTTTTAGCACCTGGTTCTCCTGCACTATGGTTGGCAGAGGAAGAACCATTAACACTGAAGGAACTGTTGCCAAAACTGCC